AATCAAGTGTTCAGAGTAAGGGAGAGATAAATGGCTACAGTATTTTCTACTCAAAGAACTAACGCTAGAGCAGTTCCTTCCGTTAAGAACAAAGCTAACGAATTAGGTGGCAGAGTTCGTATTGCTCACGGCGTTTTTGAAGCATCATCACTTTCAGCTGGTGATGTCATTGAAATGTTTATCCTTCCTGACGGTGCAAGAATCATAAGTGGTTCTCTTGCTCATGATGCATTAGGTTCAAGCACAACTTTAGCAGTTGGTCACGGCGCATACACAAATGCAGCTGGTACAGCAGTTGCTTTAGATGCTGATGAATTTAAGGCAGCAGCTTCGTCTGCTTCAGCTGGTAAAGCTGATGTAGCGGCTACATTAGCATTAGGATCAGGTATTGAGATTGATGCTAATCAGGATGGTTACCCAGTAACAGTTACACTAGCTGGTGCAGCTGCAACTGGTACTATCGAATTAACTATGCTCTATGCATTAGATTAATTAACAAGGGGGCAGTTAACGCTGCCCCTTTTTTTCAAAAGGTTTATTATGGCTAGTGTTGTAGATATATGTAATTCAGCTTTGAACTTAATTGGTGCATCTAATATTCTAGATCTCACTGAAGATAGTAAAGCTGCTAGGATTTGTAATCAAAGATATAGTTTTGTAAGAGATGCAACATTTAGATCTCATCCTTGGAATTGTCTTCTAAGACGAGTCACACTATCTCCTGAATCAGAAACACCAAACTTTGATTTTTCCAATCAATTTACCCTTCCAACAGATCCGTTTTGTTTGCGTGTACTACAACTCCAAGATCAAGATTTAGTTTATAAAGTTGAAGGACGTAAGATTTTAGCTAATGCAACAGAAATAAAAATGCTGTATGTAGCAAGAGTTGAAGATCCAAATGAATATGATCAATTGTTAATAGAAGCTATATCAGCTAAACTTGCAGCAGATATTTGTTATGCTTTGGTGAATAGCGCAAATCTCATGGTTCAACTCAACACAATGTATAAAGCTAAACTTGTTGAAGCTAGGTTTGTTGATGCCAATGAAGGTACACCAGCAACAATGAATAACGAATCAAGTCTGACAGTAGCAGAAAGTAATGTCTTCCTTGCATCGAGGTTGTAATGGCAAAGATTACAGCTGCAAAACAAAATTTTACGTCAGGTGAGATTACACCCAGGTTAACTGGTAGAACTGATCTAGGACGATATGATAACGCAGCACAACTAATAGAAAATTTTTTAGTGCAGCCGCATGGCGGTTTAGGTAGAAGACCAGGTACTAAATTTATAAGAGAGGTCAAAACAAGCTCTGCAAAAACAAGACTAATACCTTTTCAATTTAATGTTGAACAAGCCTATATATTAGAATTTGGTAATCAATATTTTAGAGTTTATAAAGATGGTGGTATTGTTGTTTCAGGCGGTAGTCCAGTAGAATTTGCAACACCTTATACCACGGCGCAGTTAGATCAGATTAAGTTTGCTCAAACAGCTGACGTTATGTACATAGCTCATCCAAGTCATGCACCTAGAAAGATTACTAGGACGGCTCATACAGCGTGGACGGTAACAGAAGTAGATCTACAGCGTGGCGCAATGTTAGATCAAAATCTAACAACAACAACATTAACAGCTAATGGTAGAACTGGTAGTGTAACAATAACCGCTAGTGCAAGTACATTTGTTTCTACGGACGTAGGACGCCTTGTGAAGCTGCATAAAGGTTTTGCTAAAATAACTAACTTTAGTAGCGCCACATCCGTTACAGCAACGGTACAAGAGCTAGAAGATGGCAGATCAGAGTTAATGCCTTCATATGCAGCTACGCTATCATTTCATGAAGGAGATCCTGACAGCACTGGTTTAGAGCATAATGATAGAATAGAAGATAGTGCTGGTAATTTTATTACCCAAGGTTTTGAAAATGGTATGAAGATTACCATAAGCGGCACATCAAGCAATAATGGATCAGGTAAATTAATAGTTGATGTAACTGATACTGTTATAACATTAGCTCCTGGCATTGACCTGGCAAATGAAGGTGCTAATAGTTGCACTATTACTGGCGAACTGATTGCAGATAGTAATTTTTCATTAGGTGCATTTTCAGAAACAACTGGTTTTCCAGCAGCGGTGGCATTTTATGAGCAGCGACTTGTATTCGCTGGAACAGCCAATCAGCCGCAAACAATATTCTTTTCTCAAAGCGGTGATTTTGAAAACTTTGAGCGTGGCACAAATGATGATGACGGTTTGGTTTATACGATAGGATCTAATGAAGTAAATGTTATTAGATACTTGGCATCAGGACGGCAGCTCATAGTTGGCACTAGTGGTGGTGAATTTATTGTTAGAGCGTCAGGTTTTGACGAACCATTGAAGCCAAACAACACGCAGATCAAACAACAAACAACATATGGATCAGCAGATATCCAGCCAATGCAAGTTGGTAATGCTACATTGTTTTTACAGCGTGCAAAAAGAAAACTGCGTGAATTAATTTTTAGTAATGAATCAGATAGTTATGTAGCGCCTGACATGACTATTTTAGCTGAACATATAACAGAGGGCGGTATCACAGCCTTCGCTTATCAGCAAGAGCCTGACAGCGTTGCATGGACGGTGAGATCAGACGGCGTCCTATCATGCATGACATATAGAAGAGAAGAGCAAGTTGTTGCTTGGCATAGACATATCATAGGTGGTGCATTTGGATCAGGGAATGCTGTTGTTGAATCAGTGGCGGTTATACCTGGTGATCTAGATGAAGATGAAGTTTATTTAATTGTAAAAAGGACAATAGGTGGAGCAACAAAAAGATATGTTGAAAGAATGTCAGGATTTGATTTTGGCTCTGATATTACAGATGCATACTTTGTTGATAGTGGACTAACATATTCAGGCAGCGCTGCAACAACTATATCAGGTCTAGACCATTTAGAAGGTCAAACTGTTTCAGTATTAGCAGATGGATCAGTTCATCCAAACGTCACTGTAAGTTCAGGCGCTGTTACGCTCCAGCGTTCTGTTACAAAAGCACACATTGGTTTGCCTTTTACAAGTAAGGTAGAAACACTAAGAGTTGACGGTGGCAGTTCTTTGGGTAGTTCCCAGGGCAAAGTCAAAAGAATATCAGAAGTTACAGTAAGACTATTTAGATCAGTAGGATTAAAGGTTGGTACATCCACCAGTGAATTAGACGTTGTACCATTTAGAGATTCAGGAGATGCAATGGATACTGCAACACCATTATTTACTGGAGATAAAACTGTAGAATTTAGAGGTGGGTACGATGATGATGCAACGATTGTTATTCAGCAAGACCAGCCATTACCAATGACAATACTAGCTATATTCCCAACGGTATCTGTTTTTGATAAATGATTATAGTTGATTTTAAATCTGACCACGCAAAAGAAATATTGGGTGGTTCAGTAAATGATGAAAAGATTAGACCTCCAATTGAGGTATCACAATTTGTTGAAAATATGGTTGTAAAAAATCTTGCTTTTACTGGCGTTCAAGATGGCAAAATAATTGCTTGCGGCGGTATCTATCCAATATGGGATGGTGTAGGAGATGCCTGGTTTCTTGGAACTAGTATGATTTTTGATCATCCTACAAAGGTTACAAAAACTGTAAAAAAATATTTAATTGAACTTATGAATCTTAATAGTTTTCATAGAGTTCAGGCATATGTAAGACATGATTGGGAAGACGCACAAAGATGGATCAAAGTTTTAGGTATGCAAGTCGAAGGTGTTGTTAGGAAGTATAGTCCTGACGGTAGAGATCATATTTTATTTAGTAGGGTGATATAATGGGATTTATTGGTGATTTTGTTGGCGCTAGTGGTGTTAAAAAAGCTGGACGATTTAATAAAGCAGTAGCAGATAGAAACGCAGAATCATCAGAACAAAAGGCAGAAATGGCTTTGTTTGATGCATCTAGGAATGCTGTAAAATTTAGAAATGATTTTAGAGGATTAAATGATGCGTCAGCTATGGCAATGCGTAAAAACAATGTGGCTATAACTGGATCAGCTCTTGATGTTTTACTTGCTAATGCTTTGAACTTTGAAATAGATAACGAAAATCAAAGACGCCAGGCTGCTGCTACAGCAAGTGATTTTAGAGAAAATGCAGTGAACGAAAGACTAAGAGGTGAAATTGCATACTTTGAAGCAAGATCACAAGCAAAAGCAATGAAGATAAGAGCTATCGGAAAAGCAGCTACAACTATATATGGTTTAAGTTAAATGAAAGTTCCTACATATAAACAACAAACTGGCTTCGGTATTCGTGGTGGTGGCGGACAGCGCATCACAGCTAGTATAAATCCAAATGCAGCAGCAGCTGTAGGAAGTGCTATAAGTGACGTAGGTGATGCCTTTACTGATATCTATATGAGAAAACTCGAAATAGAAGCTGATACTGAAGTTGACACAGCAAAAAAAGCTATAATTGCGGAGTTTGAGCAAGAAAAGTCAAATGCATTAGTAAGTCAAAATCCTATTCAGGCTGAAAGAGAAGCCAAGGGTAAAATGAAACAGATACTTAAACAGTATCAAATGGGTCTTAAAATTAATCCAGCAACTGGTAAACCCTTTCTAAGTTCTAAAAAATCACAATCTAGATTTATGTCTGTAGGGCAAGAGGTCTATAGTTCTGCAATCATTGATTATGTGAAAAAAAACAATTCTAGAATTATTGAGGTAAACAAAGCAACCATATCTAGCAACACTGATGAAGCTGTAAATGCAATCATAAATGCAGATAATTTTGGAACAGCTAATGAAAACTTTCAAAAAGTTTTTTCTACTAATATTAATAATCCAGGTATATTAACTAAAGCTCTCACTGGTGGCAGCTACAGCTCAAAAGAATACACTACAGCTTTTGATAAATCTGCTGAAATGCTAGTGGATGGTTTAGTTTTAAAAGAAATGAAAAAGTCACCTAGTGCTATGGCTGTGGCTATGGAAATAGTTGACGGCAAAAGTGATAATGTCGTTTTGAACAATGCTATAAATCTTATTGGTGATAAAACAAAACTCCGTGACAGAATACTGAAAGCAGCTGAAGAGTTTGACAAAGATCGTGAACAACAAAAAGAAGATAAAGAAAAAGAATTAGAAGGTATAAATAATAGTCTTTATGCAAAGGTTATAAATATTGATTTGAGTGATTCAAAACAAGTAGAAGAAGCAAAGAAAAATCATCAAATACTTCTATCAAGAAAATATTACCCTTCTACAAGTAAAATAAGAGAAACAGAATTATTTTTAGGAATAAGGCAGCCTGAAACAAAGGGCAACCAAAAATCAGATAGATCAGTAATTGAGTTACTTAAAGCAGCAGATAGAAATAATACTTTAACAGCTACACTTGTTGAAAATAATTCTTCAGGACTTAACGATACAGACTACAAAGGTTTTTTATCAGCTGCTCAAAAAGAATTAGATGATGGTTTTAGAGATGCAAAACAATTTTTCAAAAATAAATTAAGTTATAACGAAAATGCAGATACCACTGGTGCAGCTGGTAAGTCTCTCCAGCTTATGTTTGATGATGCACAAAACTTATTATTTGAATGGAAGCTAGAAACTAAAAATATTACATACGCAAAAACTATTAACAAAGCACAAGATATTTATGGTAAAAAAGAATTAGAGTTTCGTAAAATTATGAAACAATCAGCAATTGAATTTTTTGATTCAGTAAAAGGTACATATGGGTTTGAATATGACTCAAATAAACCAATCGCATCAATTAAAAAATTCATAGAAAATAATCCAACAAAGTTTAAAGCAACTGATCCATTAGTTAAAAATTTAAGAAGAGAACTTATGGCATATCAAAAATTTAGGATTGATGAAATACAATGACAAGTTATTTAGACCAAATAGAAAATGATTATGAAGCAGCAGACACAGCTGCTTTTTTTAATATAGGTGTTGTCAATAAGCCTAAAGAAAAAGTAGAGCCAGTTGTTGATGATAAAGAAACAATACCAGGTACAATGGGTCGAGCTACTGTAAAAGGTGCGGTAAAAGGTATGACAGAACTACCTATGAACCTGGCAACAATTGTTGGTGCGCCAGTTGATATTGTAACAGCTGGTCTTAATAAAATTGGCTTTGATATTCAAAACCCAGTTATGGGAAGTGATTTTTTACAAAGCGGCGTAAAGGCAATAACAGATTTTGGAGAAGAACTTATTCCTAAATCATTGAATGTAAAATTTAATGAGTATCTTTCCAAACCATATGACAATCAAATTACTGGCGCATTGACAGAAGCTATATCTCAATTTGGCACAACAGCAATACCAGCAGCTTCTTTTGTTAAATTAATTACTAATGCAAATGCTTTTACTAGATCATTAATGTGGGGCGGTATAGCTGATGCTACTGCTTTCAATGCAAACGATCAAACGCTAGTAGGTCAGTTATTGTCAAACCCTGAAGGTGTTGAACAACAAGATCAAGAAGCATTACGAGAAATGCTAGTCGGTTTGTTTACAAAATATGAAGATGATCCTGAAGCTGTAAAACTTGCAAAGTCATCTTTAGAGGGGATGGGCATAGGTGGTTTATTAGAAGCTGCATTTAGAATTGGTAGAAAAATACCTTGGAAAAGAGTTTTACAAGGCGGCACTGTAGCAGCTGGTTCGGCTGCAACAAGTGAAGCTGAAGCTGGTGTTATTAGTAATATAATTAACAGATTGTCTAGAGCAGAAACAACAAAGTTAAAAACAGATACTAAGACAACAAAAGAATATAATACTATTAGAGACGAAGCTCTTAGGGTAAAAAATGAATACCCTGAAAGTGAAGGATGGCTTCCAATAAATATCGCAGCTGATAGTAAAAACCCATCATTTAAAGTTGATAAAAAAGGTACAATAGATATAAGATGGCAGCAACCAGCATATGCTTTTCATATTCCCAATGTTAGAAATTTTGACAAATTAAAGGGTGATAAAAAAGCAGCAGCTGTTACAACTCATAAATCTAATCTTGTAAACAAAATGGTCACTGATGTTAACGCTGTTCTTGAAAGAGCAAAGGGTGGTGATCAAGCTGCAATAGATATTATTAACCAGGCTAATTGGTATAGATCAATGAGATCTAGACTAAGAAGAGAGTTTGGTGGTTTATCTGATGTATTTGCTGATATTATTGGTGCAACGTCAGCAATGACTAACGTACAACAAAACTATGAAAATGCTGTTGGTGTACTAAGATCTTTTGTCCGTGGTGACTTTGATAAACAAATTGAAATGTACAAAAAGATTGCCGATGAAGGTGGTAATTTAAGTTCAACAAGACTTACTGCAATGGCAAAAGATGAAAATGTTGATTTTGATCTTATAAGAAATGCAGCTGGTAAATTATTTGGAAATAATAGTCCAGCAGCCACTACAGCTTTACTTGATATGTTCAGGCAAATAAAACCTGGCAAAGCTCCTAAAACAATTAACTTTACTGGAAATCTTATTGGTTTTGGTAATGAAGCTACAATAGATGTATGGGCGGCAAGATATCTTAGAGATGCTGCTGGATTACCAAGAATACCACCACCAGCAGAAAAAGCTGTTGCTGGTAAGCACTTAACTAAAAGTACTTTTGAAAATCCACAAATAGGATCTGAGTTTGGTTTTGGACAAGAAGTATTTTCTGACGCTGCAAACATATTGAATACGGAGGGTGGCATAAAAGCATTTAATCCAAACATAGGTGATATGGGTGCAGATGATCTCCAGGCAGTAGTTTGGTTTTTAGAAAAAGAAAAGTGGACTAAGAACGGATGGACAACAAAAGCTGGTGAAGGCGGATCATTAGACTTTGAAAGTGTGTATGGTGGATCAGCTAATCCTGAAAGAGTAAAAGAGCTTAGATCAATTATCAATAGCTCTGCTTCAAGTGAAGCTGATAAAATAAAAGCAGCAGATGAATTAAAAACTTTGGAAGGATCACCTGAAAGAACAACAATAGGTATTTCTAGAGAAAGACCTGACAATGTTCCAACAAACATACAACAAGCTGATTTGTCAGCAGAACTTACAGCACCTCTTAAAAATGATGATACTGTTATGGCTTTTCAAGCTAATAACACATATGGCGAATTTATGGGTGAATTGGAAAGATCTTTGAATTTTGAGGTTGTTACAAGAACAAATTTTAATCCCAAGGCTATGACAGATAAAGTTGTTGAGATGGGCAAAAAATTCAACCAGGATGCAGTTTTTGTATCAAAGGTGGTTGCTGATGGAACTGAAGGAGCTAGACCTGGCGCAGAAATATATTTTCAAAACAGACAAAATGTAGACTTTGCGCAGATAATTACCAACACACTTAGAGCTAGAGGAATAGATGGTTTTACATTTATAACTGACGCAAGGTATAAAGATAGACCTGACATTATGTCTTTAAGTAATGAACCAACAGCTGGATTAACTGGTATTAGATTTCAGTACATACCTGAGTTTGATGAAGCATTTGATCCATCTAGGGCAAAGGAAATATTTGAAGAAAAAGAAGACTTATTTGCAGATGTTATAGAAGAAATAGGAAAAATAGATGGAATAAGTTTTGCAGATGTAGTACAGTATCAGACCGTGGTTTATAAAAACCCATCTGCAACATGGATCAACGGTGGAGTATCATACGATGAGTACTTTGGAACAGCAACTAGATAGGCAATTACAAAAAGGTAAAGATGAAAATTCTTTTATTGTAAAAAACCTAAGAAGACAAATTGAAGCAAAAAAATCAGGCAAAGGATTTGCCGAGTTGTATGTTAGTGGATCTGCAAACAAACCGACAAGTGAAAAAAATTCACAAATGTCCTAAAATATGGTAGAAGACTATATATAGTGGGAGTGCTTTAGGCGCTCCTTTTTTTTTGAGGATCTCATGGCAACACCTGAAGAACAAACGCTAGATGCGTCTGCTACTGGCATGACTAATTTTGCCGACAAAAGACCTGACGTTAGCAAAAATATTCAAACTGCTGGACTTGGAAAAGAAATATTTGGTTTGTTTGGTGAGATAATAAACAGACAAAATAAAGGCGGCATGGGTACTGGTGTATCAGGATCAGGCGCAACTAACAAAGTTCCTGAACCAAGTACTGAAGGTTTACTCAAAAGTGAAGAAACTTATAAAGGTGTACAAAAAGATTTATCTGAAAAGGTCTTAACACCTGAAGGTCAAGAAAGATTTGCCAAGGGTGGATTTCAGGCAAAAGTAGCAATAGAGCCTGAAGACGATTTAATTAATCTTGCAAAAAAAGCAGCTGATGAAGAAGTAAATACAGTTGCTAAAAAAGGCATGAGAAATTTTCAAACTGGTCTTGCAAATGAAGGTGACGCTTTAGACTTTTTAGAAATTAGAAAAAAAGATCTAATTACAAGTGATACTGGTTTAGATTTTAATTTTAATAATTTTGAAAGTGGTAGTGATGTAAATAGAGCTATCAATTCAATTAGTGAAATATACAAAAACCCACAAGAATTAGAAAAAAGAGGTATACAAACAAACGAAGAAACACTTGCAAATGCTTCAGAATTACTTGCTGATGAAATTGGTCTAACAAAAAAACTACTAAATAAAAAATCAGGACAACTCTTAAATGCTGAAGAAATGACAGCTGTAAGAGTTTTGTTACAAAAGTCAGCATCTAGATTAGAAGAGTTAGCTAAAAAAGTTGAAAGTGGTGATGCAAGTCCAAATGACCTGGTAGCATTCAGGCGCCAAATGTCTATTCATGCTGGAATACAAATGAAAGCAAAAGGCGCACAAACTGAAATAGCCAGGGCATTACAATCATTTAGAATTAAAACTGGTACTAATATTCCTGATGTTCAAGCGCAAGTTATACTAGATGAAACTGGTGGCACTAAATTAGCACAAGACATGGCTAAAGGTTATCTAGACGCACTTAAAACTGGTGGTCAGGCGAATGCTAATAAATATGTGGCTGGTGCATGGTATCAAAAGATTGGTGATATTTGGCAAGAAGTATACATAAATGGTTTATTAAGTTGGGCGCCTACTCATCTTAAAAATATGTTAGCTACGCCATTATTCATGACGTACAATCTTATGGCTGATATGTTGGCAGCTAGTATAGGAACTGGCGTTAGAACTGGTCAAAGATTAGTTGGTAAGCAAGTAAATCCTGAAGGTGTTTATTTTGAAGATTTGTTTGCCAGGGTATATGGATATTCTAAATCATTAAGAGATGCCTATGTTGTTATGGGCAAAACATTTGAAAGTGGCGTACCAGCCGATGTTTTAAATAAAATTGAAAACTCTAATTATAGGGCGATTGATTCTGAAACATTAAATATATCAGGTGCAGCTGGTCAAGCTATTGATAAAATTGGTAAGTTAATTAGATACCCAGGTACAGCTCTTCAAGCAGCAGATGATTTTTGGAGAGTTATTTCAAGCCGTGGTGAATTATATGAACAAGCTGTAAGAACTGCTAGAGCATCAAAAGCAAAAGGTAATTCAACAGACGTAGCTGTTGATGATGCTATGATGACTTTGTTAGATCCAAAGTATAAATCAGATGAACTAGATAACGCAGCTAGATATGTAACAATGACAGATGATCTTGGTGATGGATTACTAGGATCATTTACAAAGGGTATTAGAAAAAACTTTTTTGGTAAAATGTTGATGCCTTTTGCCAAGGCGCCAACAAATAGTATGCTAAGAGTTGGCGAAGGTCATCCATTGGTAATTCTTGCATCAATGTTAAATCCAAGCAGCACTATTAGAAAAAACTTACTTGGGCAAAATGGTGCAAGGGCGCAACAAAGAGCTATGGGTAAAATGTCATTGGGTGCAATGACATTGGCTATATTTCATGAGTACGCAATTAATGGTCAGCTAACTGGATCATATCCAAGAGATAAAACAGCGCAAAAAATGTTGCCCCCAGGATGGCAGCCTTACAGTTTAGTTTTTAGAGCTGAAGGTTTTCCAACGGATGAAGATGGTGATCCGTTGCCAATGTATAATGAAAAAACTGGGTTGCCGAATGGTAAATTACTTTATGTTAGTTATCAGGGTTTAGAACCAGTAAGTGCATTTTTAGGTATTGCAGCAAGTACAGCTCAATATCAAACTATGTTTTATGATCCTGAAGATAGGTTGAATTTGATTTCAGCTGGTGCTGTAGCAACTGCTGATTATTTCAGAGACTTACCGTTTCTTCAGGGTTTAGGATCTATTATAAGAGCTTATGATTATGCAGATCCATCATTAATTATTGATAGTCCGTTAGGCAGTATGGTTGGTATAGCTCCATTACCTTATAGCAGCGCTGTCAGAAACATAAAAAAACTAACAGATAGTGAAGAGGGTGTTGATGGACAAGGCACTATAGTGCCTAGCAAACAACCAGCAATACCACAATTATATTATACAATTGCTGATGTAAGAAAATTATATGATGATAGTCAAAATACAGACAATCCATTTAAAGAAATACCATACTCATTAGTTGGTACTAAAAAAAATATAGATGGTGATTCAGCAGCTACGTTTTTTTATGACACGGTTGCATACGGATGGAACCAGCAAGTTATGACTATACCGTATGTGAAAGGTGTAGAAGAAAACTATGCATATAGATACGATATGCTTGGATTTAAAAAAGAGCGTGGTGTTCCTTTTTCTGTAAATCCAATGCTTGCTCTATGGAATAGCATTACGCCATTTAGAATGAAATATGGTGAAGAGAATATAGAACCTTATTTTGCTGAACTTGTTAGATTAGGTGCGCCTTTAACAGATGAAAAAGCAAGAATTAATGGTGTTGCCCTGGATAATATTAGAAGAGGACAACTTACAGAAATAGCTAAAAATAAAGTTATGCTGCGTTTGAATGTGCAAGGTTCAAGGGGCAGCGGTATGTATAAATTTAGAGATTATCTTAAAGTTCTTACGGTGCATCCAGTTTATGTAAGAGCAAAAGATGATGCGAAAATAAGAATTATTAAAAAAGCTGAAAGTGATTTTTACGAAGCTGCATTACCAATAATGCTTGCAATGCCTGGCAATGAAGAATTACAGCGTGTGTTTTTTGAAAATAATTTATTAGATTAAAGGTTTAAAAATGACAATATCTAGCGCAATAACTAAAAGCAGTGGTTCAGGAAATGGAACACAACATAGTTTTCCTTATGGTTTTAAGATATTTGCAAATGGTGATCTTAGTGTAATTGTTAGATCATCTGTTGGAATAGAAACAGTGAAGCAGTTAGATACAGATTATATTGTAACAAATGCTGGTAATTCTTCAGGTGGTAATGTTTTATTTAAATTTAATACTGGCAATTCAAATGATGCACATTTTTCATCATCTGACAAAAGACCACAATCAGGCGAAACTGTTGTTATTAGAAGAAACTTAACTCTTACCCAAGGAACAGACTATGTTGAGAATGATCCATTCCCAGCTGAAAGCCATGAGAACGCTCTTGATAGAATAACTATGATAGCTCAACAGCTGCAAGAAGAGCTTGATAGATCACTTAAAATCTCAAGAACAAACACAATAACTAGTACTGAATTTACTACAAGTGCTAGTGATCGTGCTAACAAGACACTTTCTTTTGACAGCACTGGTGAACTAAGTATCACTACTGCTATAGGAACATCAAGAGGTAACTGGGCAGCTAGTACAGCTTACGATGAAAGAGATATTGTAAAAGATACAAGCACAAATAATATATTTATAGTTAATTCTGCTCATACATCCAGCGGATCACAACCTCTTACAACAAACGCTAATAGTGCAAAATACACTTTATTAGTTGATGCTGCTAGTGCAACAACATCTGCTACTAACGCAGCTAATTCTGCAACAGCAGCTGCTGATAGTGCAACCGCAGCTGCTGGTAGTGCAACGTCAGCTGCTAATGCAATAGTAAACGTACAACTAGCAGAAGATTTTGCAACCAAAACAACTGGTGAAGTTGTAGCTGGAACTGGTAAATTTAGTTCTGAAGCGCACGCTCTTGGTGGTACTGGCGTTACTAATCAGGTTGGCGCATCAAAAGAATGGGCAATAAACGCAACTGCTGTTGATAGTTCAGGTGAGTTTAGTTCAAAATCATATGCAATTAGTGGTTCTACAATAAATGCTGGATCTGCAAAAAACTGGGCATTAGGTGGTGGTAATAGTTTTGCTAGTAATACAGCTGTAGGAAATACTGGTTTATTTTCTGCTAGGTATTATGCAGAACAAGCTGCTGCATCTAAAACTGAATTTTCAAATATTTATCACGGATCATCGGCTACAAATCCAACTGGTGGAACAGTTACTGCTGGGGATCTGTACTTCAACAGTAGTGATAGTGTTTTGAAATATTATACTGGCAATGCTTGGGTTAATGTTGAAGCTGGTGGTGCTTCAGCTGGGTTCGCTATTGCAATGGCTGTGGCACTTTAAAAGGAGTAATCAATGGCACAAGACTTTGAAAGAAATTTTATTACTGGCGTAGGCACAGTTCCCCAGGATATTCCTGATGGTGCTGACTTTGGAAGTGATAACACAATAGTAGGTATTAACTTGGCTAATACTACAGACAATCAAATAGAAGCATCATGTTTTATGACAAGTAGTGCATTTACTGGGAATACTGGCGATCCCTTTGCAATCACAGTAACAGTAGTATCAAGTCAATATTTGCTTGATGGTGCAACAAGACCAAATATTACATTACTTAGAGGATTTACTTATGTATTTACATATCCTTCAGCACATCCATTTTCATTATCAACAACATCTGATGGCACTCATGGTGGTGGATCTGAATACACAACTGGTGTAACAAGAGATTCAAGTGCAAATACTTTAACTGTTGTTGTCTCGGATTCAACGCCAACTACGTTATATTATTATTGTGGCAATCATGCAAATCATGGTGGTCAGATCACAGTTACAAATGTTCATTACATTATAAAGAATGCACCAATACCAAGAGGTGGTGCTTTGCAGCTACTAGATGGCGGTGCAAAAATGGTGGCACAAAATGGTGATAGAATGTTTTTTCAATCAAACACAGTATCAAGTTTAGATGTTTGGTTATCAAGAGTGGATGCAATAAGCTAATGGCATATATAGGAAATCCAGTAGACACAGCATTTACCAGCTTACTTAAACAAGATTTAACTGGTGCTAGTGGTCAAACTTTAACATTATCTCATGCAGTAGCTAACGAAAATGACATAGCATTGTATATCAATAATGTAAGACAAGAACCAGCAACTGCATATACTGTAAGCAATACTACAGTAAATCTTACTGGAACTGTATCAGGCACAGATGATATTTATGTTATTTATTTAGCCAGGGCAGTACAAACAACTGTTCCACCTGATGGATCAGTAAGCACAGCCAAGATAGCTAATAGTGCAGTAGACCTTACATCTAAAGTTACTGGAGTTTTGCCAGTTAGTAATTCACAAACTAACACTCCAGCATTTGAAGCATATGTACCATCAACTGTTGAAAATTTAACAGATAACACTGCAGTTAAAATGCCTGCATCTACAGAAGTTTTTGATTCAGATGGTAAATACGATAATTCAAATTATAGATTTACACCTACAATAGCTGGTAAGTATCTTGTTTATGCAAGTGCTATTCCTCGTTCAGAAAGTAACTTTGATATTCTTGTGCAAGAATTATTTATTTACAAAAATGGTAGTCAATATAGATGGACAACAATGCGACCAACTAATGCTAATAATGGTAATGAAAATTCACTTCATATACAGGCTATAATAGATTTAGATACAAATGATTATGTTGAAATATATGCAAATTGCAATACTACTTCTAACGCACAATGGAAATTTCAAGAACGAAATAAAAGTAATTACTTTGGTGCTTATAAGTTAATAGGAGTTTAGAATGGCATTATCAAAGATACAAGCTGAATCAATGAACCTAGCAGATACGTTTGCTTTTACTGGTGCTGTAAGTGGTGTTGGAAAAATTTTACAAGCTGTGCAAGTTCGTAGCACTACGTATCAAGCAACTGCATCTACTTCTTATGTAAATTATACTCATAGTAATGCAACAATTACCCCTTCAAGTACCAGTAGTAAGGTGTTAGTTCTTTCATCACACAATTGCGAGAACTATCAAAATAACAGTCACTCTGCTCAAGGGCGATATGTAATTTACAGAGGTGGTTCAGCAATTACAGAAGAAAACTATATAAGACATTACGATTATGGTGGTTCAGGACATTTGGGAGTTTCAAATACTGTAATAAATTTTTTAGATTCGCCTAGCTCCACTAGCTCTGTATTATATCAGCTATATATGAAATTAGTAGATGGTGATGGTGTTGCTGTTTTAAGTGGCTCTATAACATTATTGGAAGTTTCAGCATGACAAATATACTTAAATCAATATTAGCTATAAATCCAAAAGCAGAATTTACTGTTAGTGCAGAAGATGTAAAACAAATTGTTTGGAATGAAAACACAACACCAATATCTGAAAAAGATATATTAGCTAAACAAAAAGAATTACAAACTGCTTACGATAATAATAAATATCAAAGAGACAGACAAGAAGCCTATCCATCTATAGAAGATCAATTAGATGATTTATATCACAATGGACTTGATGGTTGGAAAAAAACAATCAAAGCAGTAAAAGATAAATATCCAAAGGAGTAAACAATGCCCTATATTGGAAAGCCAGTACTTGCTGGAAGCTATAACAAGCTAGATAATATAACAATTTCAAGTACGACAGATACTTTTGCATTAACAAAAGGTACAGCTGCATTTACTCCAGCTACAGCAGAACAGTTAATTGTATCTGTGAATGGTGTAACACAAGCACCTAGAGATGCTTATAGTGTATCAGGATCAAACATAATATTTACAGAGAACCTGACTACATCAGACACAATAGATTACATAGTATCTCTTGGAGAGGTTGGTAATTCAGTAGTACCTACAGATGGTTCTGTTACTGGTGCTAAGTTAAGCTCTACAGTTTTTAGAGATGGCATTAGGATAAATGGTAGCCAGGCTACAGATAATGTAACGATTGCTAGTGGAGAAAGAGCAATGGTAGCTGGGGATTATACTATACCTACAAACAAAACATTAACAGTTAATGGAGTATTGACCATTGTCTAAATTATTCGTTGACGAGATACAGCCTAAAACTACTGGTGGTATTGTAAGCATACCATCTCAAGTATCTTTTAATGCACATAGAAATGGTGGTGGAGATATATCAAGTGGCGTTTTTATATTTACAAGCACAACTGTAAATATAGGAAATGGTTTTAATACAACTACTGGTAAGTTTACAGCACCAGTATCAGGTACATATTTTTTTAATACAACTTGTTTAACTACTTCTAACAATGGAGCAAATGATTTGCAAATAAGAGTAGATGATACAAATGTTGCACAAGCAAGGCAAAACGCATCATCTTCAGTTCATAATTCTATATCTGTAACTGTGATTGCAACGTTAACTGCAAATCAAGTTGTTCATGTTCATGTATCAGGTGGTGGTGGTCTTTATGGTGGTACAGGGTTATATAGTACTTTTTGTGGATATTTAATAGGAGCAACAGTATGAGCAGTAAACTAGGCGTAGAAAACATAGCACATACCAACGGAACTAATGCCATTACTATAGCAACTGATGGAAAAATAACTTTTCAAACAGATGTAATAGCTTTTCATGTTAAAAAAACTGATGATGCTACTATGACTCCAAAAGATCCAGTAATTTTTAATGTAGAAACCCTAAATATTGGGTCACATTATAGTACATCTACTGGTAGATTTACTGCTCCAAAGGCTGGTGTATATAGATTTGAGTCCTCTGGTCATAGACAAACTACAGATTCACACTCAGGAAGAATATTAATTTATAAGAATGGAACTACTCAAATAGCTAACCAATATGTTCTAAATAATGGAGGTCGTGCAAGATGTTATGTTTCCATAATCGTACAACTAGCTGCTAATGATTATATTACTATAGCAACAGCAGATGATGATTTTTGGGCTGGAAGTACTGGTGAGGGTATCAACTTTTCAGGTCATTTTATAGGATAGGAGCATAGCATGACAAGCATACTTAAAGTAGACAATATACAAAATGCTAGTGGTACTTCTGCATTATCTATCGATAGTAGTGGTCGTGTTACACAACCTCAAATCCCATGTTGTTTTGTTCAATTAACTACATCTAATGCACAAGATACTAGTAATCCTTACACAACAACTAATACTGATATACGATTTGACAAGATAATTACTAATCAAGGAAATTGTTACAGTGAAAGTACTGGAAGAATTACTGTTCCAGTAGCTGGGATTTATGAAGTTCAAAACTTTTTTATAACTAATAATGATACATCTTCAGACCATTCTACACACTTAAGAAAAAATGATGTGATTATACATAGGTCATTTAATAGTACTAGTAATGAGCATGTGCAACTTGTTACTCATTGCTTAGTTGATTGTAATGTTGGAGATTATTTTACAGTACACTTAAATAGTGGAAATATTTACATTAATAGTGATGGGAGCTACTCATCATTTACTGTTAGGTTAGTAGGTTAGGAGGGCGGCATGGCATTAACAAAATTAAACTTTACTGGTCAGCCTAATGTTCCTTCAGCTAATATGCCAACTGGTAGTGTATTGCAAGTTGTTCATGCAGAACTTAGTTATTCACCTATAACTTTATCAGGAACTGGTTTTACTGAAATTGGATTAAATGCTAATATAACACCAAGTTCTACATCTAATAAAATTTTTATTTTATATACACCATATTTTAGACTTCATAGTGCCAGTGGCGATTCTGGTGTTGGATGGGGGATTAAGAGAGATATTGGTGGCACAGAAGTTCGTGTATATAATACTGCAACTAATTATCACGATTATAATTACGAAAATGGTGGTTGGTTTGATTACAGAAGTACTAGCACGAATTTCCATTTAGACAGTCCATCAACAACAAGTCAGATAACTTACAAAATGGAAGCAAGAAGATATGCTGGAACAGTAACAATAGGTGAAGCTAACGGTCAAATGCTAGTGGCTTTAATGGAGATAGCTGGATAATGGCAAAACCTAATCTACAAGAAATTCATGTAACCCTAGAAAAGCATATCGCTGTATCTGATGAACGCTGGATAGAAACAATAAATCGTATAAAAAGATTAGAAGCAATAATGATCTCAACTGCTGCGGCAAGTTTACTACTACTTGTATCAATAATTATTAAATAGGTTTATCATGTCATGCTGGAAATGCTTATTGCCGCAAATAGCGCTTTTGCGGTCATCAAGAAAACTATAGAAAATACAAGAGATGTAACACAAGCTGCAAGTTCGATCTCTAAATTTTGTGCAGCTGAAGATCAGCTAAGAGCGGATTTACACAAAAAGAAAAATAGTATTTGGACAAACTTTTTAGGTAAACAAGATACAGACCTAGAAGAGTTTATGGCACTAGAGCAAATTAAAAAGAAACAAGACCAGCTGCGTGAGTTTATGCAGTTATATGGTAGGGCAAATTTATATCCTGATTATTTAGCTTTTTGTTCTGAAGCCAGGAAGAAAAGAAAAGAAGCCGCAATAGCTGCAAAGAAAAGAAAAGAAAAAATCCAGGACATCATATTGAAAGTAATTTTGGGTATTATGATAACTGCTTTGTGTGCTGGTGTAGTAACTGTCCTGGCAATTATTGCTAAGAAAAAAGGTATCATATGATGCAGAAAAAGTTACAGAAAGAATCAATATACGCCGAGTACGATGAAGATGGTGATGGCATAGTTTCAGATGAAGAACTAAGTCATGTTACTGAAATAAAAAAACTTGAACATGATCTACGAAAACAAAGGGCGCAAAGACGTATGGCAACTGCAAGCCTGGTTGCTATGGGTGTATTTACTGGTGCTATGTTCTTTGTCGATCTCGAAAGAGTTAAGGCACTTGCCGATATATCTAATCTTTTTTATATCACTGGCGGTGGCATCGTTGCTGCTTATATGGGAGCTTCAGCTTTTATGAATAGGAAATAATAATGTTACAATTTCTAACACCGCTTGCATCCCTAGCATCTAGCTTTATGGAATCAAAGATAGAGCAGACAAAAGCAAAAGGCGCTGTGGCAAAAGCAAAGGCGGAAGCTGAAGCAGAAGTCATGAAGACAGCTGCAACCCATGATAGCAAATGGGAACTCATCATGGCGCAGAGTACCCAGGGTTCTTGGAAAGACGAAATAATTACTGTGATTGTTTTGATACCAGTGATCTTGGTTTTTATCCCTGGTATGGAAGATATAGTTAAACAAGGATTTGATAGATTAAACGAGTTACCTGATTGGTATCAGAATGTTTTATACGTCACAATTTTAGCTGGACTAGGATTGAAAGGCGTAGATAAATTCAGGAATAGAAAATGATGTTATCAAAAAACTTTTCTCTAGCTGAACTTACAAAAAGTCAGACAGCTGAAAGAAAAGGTATACCAAATACACCAACAGCTGATCACATTTATAATCTTACAGCATTGTGTGAAAATATATTACAGCCAATACGAAATGAGTTTGGATCATTTATAGTTTCAAGTGGATATCGATCACCTGAACTTTGTGAAGCTATTGGATCAAAGGCAACCAGCCAACACGCAAAAGGTGAAGCGGCAGATTTTGAGGTAGCTGGTGTAAGTAATTATAAGTTAGCTACATGGATAGAAGAAAACCTACCATTTGATCAATTGATATTAGAATGTTTCCAGGGCGGTAACAGCGGCTGGATACACTGCTCATACATACCTGATGGTAGAAAAGAAACACTGACCTACAATAGATCAGAAGGATATAGAAAGGGATTGTTACATGGCGGTTAATGCAGCTGGTAATTATACAAAACCAAATATGAGAAAACGGTTATATAAATCTATATTAGGTCGAGCTACTCACGGTACAGCTGCTGGTAAATGGTCAGCCAGGAAAGCGCAATTACTTGCCAAAACTTACAAGGCAAGAGGTGGTGGTTATAAATGAGCCTAGCCAAGTCGCAACAAAGCCTGAAGAGCTGGGGTAAACAGAAATGGCGCACTAAGTCAGGTAAAAAATCCAGTGTTACTGGTGAACGTTATTTGCCTGAGAAAGCAATAAAAGCTCTAACACCAGCTGAGTATGCTGCAACTACAGCTGCTAAAAGAAAGTCAAAGAAAGCTGGTAAACAGTTTTCAAAACAACCTGAATCAATAATGAAAAAAACAAGACAATTTAGGAGGATATAATGCCAGGACTTTTAAAAGAAAAATTAGAAAGATCTTTGATGGCAAAAGCCAAAGCAAAAGGTTTGAAGGGCAAAGCTGCTGATAGTTATGTGTACGGTACAATGACAAAGATAGGTGGGGATAAGTTTGCTAACAAAGCATCAAAGATGGGTTCCGTTAGATCTTCATGAGCAGCATTCTAAAAAGAATGAAGGTAAGTGGTTTTAACAAACCAAAGCGTACACCTAATCATCCTACAAAAAGTCATGTTGTTGTTGCCAAGGTAGGTGAAAAAATTAAGACAATTAGATTTGGTCAGCAAGGAGCTAATACAGCTGGTGCGCCAAAGAAGGGTGAAAGTGATAGGATGAAAAACAAACGTAAAAGTTTCAAGGCTAGACACGCAAAGAATATAGCCAAGGGTAAAATGTCAGCTGCTTACTGGGCAGACAAAACTAAATGGAGTTAATGAAGGGAGAATAGAATGGCGCCAGGAATACATTTTTTTAAGGATGGTAAACCTTATAGAGGTGACGTACACAAAATGCCAAACGGTCAGATACATACTGGCAAGACACATAACGCTAGTTCAAAGCAAGTATTTCACTCAAAGGATCTACCAAAAGCAGCTCAATCAAAAGCAATGTCATTAATGAAAAAAATGAAAGGAAAAAAATAATGTACGGCAAATCATCATACGGTAAGAAAATGGATACAAAGAAAAAGCCTATTAAAAAAGATGGTAAAAAAAAGAAATCTATTATGGGTAAATATAAATCCTAATTGTACACATTTTGTACACACTTTTTCGAGGGAATCGGTGGGAACTCTGTAGCCGTATTTCCCTGAATACCTACCTCTTTACACCCCACGCATAGGTTTTTTACGAACTGTCACGTCGGAGGTCGCGAGTTCGAGTCTCGTCACTCTCGCCATTATATTTCTAGTAATATCAATGGCTTATCCCCCACAAGACCTATTCCAAAACTATTATAAATTTAGCTTGTACACATTTTGTACACATTTTTTTCTGTTCTGCTCTTGCAAATATGACAGTAGCTGTTATATATATTGTATAAGATGTTAACAAAGCGGAGAGAAAAATGGATGTTCACAAACAAATCGGATCACATTACAAATCACATGATTGGTTACAACCTGAATGGTATTCTTTTAATAAATGGATTGATACCTTTGTTGAGGAAAAAGATCTTGATATTAATTTTACTTTTGAAATTGAGAAAAATGAAGAGCTACACTTAATAGAACTTTCAAATGTAATATCTTATATCAAAGGTGTTGATCTAAAAACAAAAAATAAAATTAAATCAACATTTGTAAAAATAGATTTTCTAAACGGTGATGTTTATGACTTTTTTAAATACCTGGCGAAGGGGATAGTATAATGAAAGATCTTAAAGTAAGGTACTGGGAAAAAAGAAAGCAATGGGTTATTGATGCAAGGCGTATTGGTTTTAACAATAGGTACGGTAACTATCCATCAAAAGCAGCTGCTCTGAAAGAAGCTGAATTACTCAAAGCTAAATTTATTACTGGTGCTATTGCAGAAAAAGTTGACGTAGTAAAAGTATCTCAGGCAGTAGATAAATTTTATCATTACCAAACAACTAGAATAGACAATAAAGAATTGTCTGTTTCATTTTTCAAAGAGATTAAAAAATCATTAAGTTATTGTTTGGATATAAAGATTGATGGTAAGAAATTTTTAGATCAAAGTTTTGATATTATTAAAAGAGAAAACAAATCTGAATTAGTTACAGCTTTTGTAAAAGGTATTACTGACGAAGGTAAATCAAAAGCTACAGCTGAGAAAAGAATTAAAGTATTAAAAATGTTTTTAAATTATTGTGATCTTAAAGGTTGGATTACGATCAACCCTCTTGATAAAGTATCATTAGGTATGTCATCAGAGCTTGGGGATAGGGCGCCAAGAATACAGCCTGAGACAATTCAAAAGATTGTTAGTGACGGATTACCATCTGAAACTCTTTATGATCAGTGTATGGTTCTTACAGCTCTTGCAAGCGGCATGAGACAAGGTGAACTGCGTGCATTGAAGTGGGGCAACATTGATTTTAATAATGATACAATTCGTATCGAGGGTGCAGTGAAGCATGGCACAATGATTATTGGTGACACTAAAACTAAAAGAGGTAGAAGAGAAATACCTATTGATGCATCTACTATGAAGAAACTTAAAGAGCTAAAGATTGCATCAAAGTTTAGCGCACCTGGTGACATTGTTTTTGCAAGCTCCAACGGTACACCAAAAGTACAAAAGATATTGATCAAATTAATCAAAAGAGTTTGTGAAAGAGCTGGTGTAAAACCTATCCTATGGGGCGATATGAGACACTTTTATGCATCAGTACAGTTATCTAGCCTGGGTGAAGATTGGGCGGAAGTAGCTGCTCTTATGGGGCATTCAAACTCTAACTTTACTTACAAGCAGTATGGTCACTTTGTTAAGAATGAAAGAAAGCAAGCGAAGGCAAGACAAGCAGCTGCTTCAGCAATGTATGGCGGAAACTAATCCGCCATTTCCATTTCTGATTCAATACGGTGTATTTCAGATTTAGGTATAAAGTACACTCTATTATCTTTTATAGATTTTATTTTTTTGTTATGTATCCAGCGATAAATTCTTTTACGATTAGTATCACCAAAATCACCAAACAATCTTATGGCTACTTCTTTAGGTCTTAATAAAGTTCTACCTTCCAGGGAAGCCATCATCATCTCCTATTGGTGTTGAGTTGCTTTGCAACATAGTCTTACGCTCATCAGGCAAGAATAGATTGGCGCTACCCATTGTTGTATATGTATCAATCTCTTTTCTTTGCAGCTGTATTGACGGTGATTTATTAGCTATAGCGTAGTACTTTTCTAGCTGGTCAACTAAATCAGGGTCATCAATGTTAAACCAAAATCCTACTGATATTTGATCTGTTGCATTTATAGATCCATTTAATCTTAATTTACTATTTTTCATATTAGGCGCTGACGGCATTTTGTTTCCTTTCCTTGTAAGCGTTAAATAATTTTGTATGTAGATTTTTATTTAAATCAGCTAACGATTTTAAGTTGTCTGATTCTTGTTGTGTCCAAACAGTGAGCGCATTTTGGTTCATTGTTTGAATTGCTTTTATCTGCTGTTCTACATATTTCTCAGCAGCTGCAAGTTTATCTTCTTGGTTTTCATAGTCCGCATCTGTAGATTTGCGTTTTGTATTTTTATCCAACTTTTCTTTCTTCCCTTCTGCTATTTCTATTTCTTCGTAACTAGGAAACTCACCACCATGTATGCCTAGGCTGCCCAAAGCACGCCCCCAGGCGCTGCTCTCACAATTCTCTAGTGCTGATGTTTTGTTTATATTTCCGCTGCCAATAATCTCTTCAGCTGTACCACTAGCTAAAACAAATCCCTGGTCAGTAGATATGGTTGCCTTGATGACAATCTTTTCACCTGGTTGTGATCCATATGTAACAATGTCAGTGTTGATACCGTATTTAAAACCAGTATGTTTTCTAAATATTTCTAATCTTGTAGCTACAGTTGTGTATTTCTTTTTATGAATTTCTACAGCTGGTGCTTTTTTTATATCTTCAATAATATTATGTAATATATCCGTTTCAATCATTACTACCTTCTACTCCTCTTATCTCAAATACACCTTTGTATTGAGGGTTGTTCTTCATCCACAGCCTTGAATAATAAGGTTTGTGATGATCATTAATTTTAAGTTTTTTGTTTTTGTTGGTTGTGTCTTGTATGGCTACGCTTGTTTCCCAGCGTATGCGCTCCATGATAAGAGCAGTGCCTACTTTCGTCATGCCTTTGTCAATGCATTCCCTGGTAAACCTATCCCATAGCCTATAAACTATTGGGTATTGTTTATGAAACTCTAAAAAGCGTGCTTCACGGACGTTTCTAGGCACATCTAATCTATCGAACATATTGGTTTGAATCATAGTATCACCAGTAGAAAAATCATAAATACAGTGAAACTACAAAAGCCTAAAAAATGTATCAGGGTATACCAAAACGTATATGAATTATTTTTAGGTGTTGCTTTTGCAATATGCATTTTTAAATATTTATTCATTGTACAAATCCCCATAAAAGTTTTGCTTCTGATAAAACGTCAGGATGAATATCCCAGGCAAACATATGGCTAAAGTCAGGTTCAACCAGCTGTATTAAATCATTCACTGTTTCAGCTGATTTAAGCTGGTTTTCACGGATACGACATTTAGCTACAATATGATTCCAAATATTTTTTAATGCTTCAGGCGCTAGTTTTTCGCAGTTCTCTTCAGTAAAAACCCTGAAGCTAGTCTCATTGGCATATACAATTGATTGTGGTTCATGTTTAAATGCCCAGTATCCAGCAACCTGGCACAAATGCGACCAGCTGGGTTGTGTTGGTAAACTAGCTGATCTTTTACCTGATTTAGTATTAGCTACACTTGCCCAGGTGGTTTTGAGTTCTATTTGACCGTTAAAATCAGGCTTGCCGTTATACTCCAATGTTAAACCTGGTACATTGAACATATAATTACGTTCGCCTTCTAGTTTATTGATACGCATTTTATTCTGCGCTTCATCTAAACCTTCTAATGCATTCTTAAATACATCAGCAAAACTATTGACGCATAGATCAAGTTGCAATGCATCCTTGCCATCATCCCAGGTCTTAGGTTTGTATTCGGCAAACATTTCTTTACCAGCATCGATACAATCTTCAATGGTATCTGCTTTGTTATTGATTCTATAATCTTCAATTAAAGTTTGAACAACTCGACCAGCTGTCATTTTAGCTGCATCATTAGTATATTTTTTGATTTGTTCTAAGGCGTGATTTTTATCACCGTCCTTTTCGCCTTTGACTATAGACCAAGCTATATCTAGCTTTGGTCTTATAATACATTTATCAAAGTATGTTCTACATACTGGTCTACTTTCAGGATTAGAATGCCATAAGTAGTTTTTTTGTGTTGCCCAGTTGGGCAGTGTTGGGAACTCCATATAATTAACCCCATCTGTTATCTACTAGATGGGATTAGATAGAAATTGACAGTACTTGTCAATTATATATTTATTTTATTTCTAAACCTAACAAATCAGGTCGTTCAGCTCTTCCTAAAACTGGACACGCCCATACAACATCAACATCTGTCATTATAGAGTGTCCATGTTCAAGAGGTTCTATGGTGAATTTACCGCTTTGTTGCTTGTGCAAAACGGCTTGAGTTATAGTTTTTGTCTTTGCGCATTTATATATACAGCACCTACTCAAAGCGTCCTGGGGTATTGTTTCTAATTGTATTGGGCGCATATCTGCCCAGGTAATAGCGCCATCAAAATAAGTATTAAATTCAGATCTTTGATTAGTAAATGCACCAACATGACTAGCGAATCGGATATTAGATGTATAAACATATTTTTCTTTTTCACTGGAATTAACCATATTGACACTAAATCCATTAATTATATTGCCGTACACTTTAACTCTACAAGGATCAAACAAGATAGCAGTTGGGTCTATTTGTAATATTTCAGCATAATCAATAGCATCCTGGATACTGAATTGCGACCTTCCTGATATATGCCTACTAAGGCTTTCAGGCGCTATACCTTTAGCAGCTGCAACCTCAGCATGGCTCATTCCTGATAGCTGTATGTATTTCTTCAAATTAGACGTCATATAACGATAATGATCCCCCAAGAGCATATTTCTATAATTTGAAATTCTATTGTTCATTGTTGTACCTCATTGTTAAAAATAATGATATGTCATATTCTGTCATAATGCAAATTAAGTAATTAACAGTATTGACCGATACTGTCAATTATATATAATCCAGGGCATGACATTACGAGAATTTAAAGATCAAAATAAAATGAGCTATGCCAAGTTAGCTGCAATGATAGGTGCTAGTCATGCAACGATTGCCAGGCGTTTTTGTCTTCCTAGAACACATAAAGATAGGATGATACCAAGCGCAAAGTATATGGCTGCAATCATGACAGTAACTGACGGAGCTGTTACGCCTAACGATTTTTATCGTGTAGATTAGCATGAAGGAATACCAATTTCATAAAATGGTTGTGGATTGGTTAGATGCTGCACTACCCAGGGGCGCTATATATCATCATTCACCGAATGAAGGTAAGCGCCATGTAAACTATCATGTCAAAATGAAAGCTATGGGTATGAAGGCTGGGTTTCCTGATCTATGCATATTTGTACCGCAGCGTTACTTTTGGGATGGCGTGCCGTGCAGTATATTCCTGGAGCTTAAAAGACCAGGCGGTAGAACTACACCTTCACAAAAGAAGATGCATGAACAGCTGATAGAAGCTGGTGCAGCTGTAGCTGTAATAGATAACTTTTCAAAGATGAAATTATTTTTATCAAACTTGATTGAGTTAAAAGACAACACACAAATGCAGATGATCGAGAAACTTGCCAAGGAGCTTGGGGCATGAAGGTCGATCAAGATTGGTGGAAAACCTGGTTTAAAAGATTAGAAAAGGATGGGCATCATAATTTGTTGGAATTGTATAATAAATTAAAAGAGAAAAACCCAAGAGAGTTTCATTTACTTATGGATGAAATTTGGCGTGTAAATTATGGAACTGTCATTAATTATAATAAAAACAAACATCGAGAGTTTGTAAAAGCACAAATGGATTTGTTTCAATGAATTGTCCAATGTGTAAAAAATCTACCCAGGTAAAAGATAGTCGAGCTTATGAAGATAACCAGGTCAGACGCAGAAGAGTGTGTACCAGCTGTAAATTCTCATTTTATACCCTGGAGACAAGGGAAGTAGAAAAAATAAACGTAAATAAGCTCCGTAGAGGGGTCAATCAGGTTACCAGTGGTATGATTAGACCTGGTAAAAAGAAGGTATTACCAGTAAGGCGCCAGGAGCCTAGAACAAGGTATGATGAGTTTGAGCAGTTTGATGATGATGAAATTATAGATTTGAAGGAGTTAGGCATTGATTAAACCACAACAACTAGCAAAAGAAGCTGCAAGCATACTTGAACAGCGTGGCAAGAATTATGGAAATTATGAAGAGGTGTTTATAAATTTTGCTGCACGAATCAGTTTAGTCCTGGCAAGAAAGCTAAAAGAGGATGTAACACCAGCTGAAGGTGCAAGAATTTTAGATGAATTAAAAGGTACTCGGTGGGATGTAGGGGGATACAAAAGGGATCACGCGGTAGACGGTGGGAATTATAAATTTATAGCTGGTGCATTGGAAGAAAAAAATGATTGACGAAAAAAAATCAAAAGATAAAATCGTTATTAGACAGTCTATACAGCAAAGTTTACGTCACACCCTAGCTAACAGTATAGACAAACTCCAAGTAAAAAATATTAGTAAAGAAAACAAAGTAAACGATGCGGCAAACTTTACTGTAAACTTTACTGCCAAGCAGAACGCCATCAAATCTATTGTAAGTAAAACCACCAAAAATTTTAATGTAAATTATCGTAATGCTAAAGAGCGTAGAAGAACTGATGATATGCAGTTCCGTTTAGATAGAATACTGCGCAAAATACGTCCTAATTATTCAGAACAAAATTATATGCAGCTGCTGAGAAATCTCCAGGAAGCATCGTTTTATGAGAAATATGATTTTATAATAGAAATGGAAAAGACACTTGCCCAACATAACAGCATTACATGATCAGTTCCTAGAAGCAGCTGAAACAGATAGAAAGCTACCTTCTGTTGTTAGAAAGACTAAAATGGCATTTTGGGTCGATTATGTAAAAGATTGGAATAGTTATGGATGGGATGGTAAGTCCGAAATGAGATTGTCAGCTACAAATGCTGAGATAGATAGATATGATAAGATTGCTGATTACCTATCGTTGATGGAAGAGAAAGATAGAAAGTTAGTTTGGGCAGTTGCACATTCAGCTGCGTACCGTGATAGAGGTGTTCAATGGTCTAAGATTGCTAGGATATTACGCCTAAATGATCCTAGAATTGTAAAGCGTAGATATCAGGATGCATTGATAAAATTGTATTATAAGTTAAATAAAAAATGACGAATGTATCAAAATTAGGTATATTTAAGTTAAAATAGCACTAGATGTAGTTGTATGTCACAACAAGACAATTCAAAATTTGAAATATGTTATATCCATAAAGTTGCAATAACTAATGGATATTGTCCAGTTTGTAAGGTTAGTTATGGCA